AGTAGAATTGAGAGTGGCCTTCAAGTTTTCAACCTCCCTTTTCGCATTGTTTACGTTCTTTTGTGCTTCAGCAGTTCCCTCAGCCTTAGCTAAAGCTATTTTATTCTGAACATTCTTTTGGGCATTTTCAAGTTTATTTTGAACATTTCGTATTTTATTTTCGGCGTTATTCTTCTGTCGTGTAATTGCGGCAATGTTAGCATTTTTCTGTCTTTCTAAATTTTCGAGACTGTTCCGTGTAGTTGTGAGAGTTGATTGTAGTGCAAATTGTTGACGCTCCAAATCTTCAACTTTTTTCTTTGCACTGATCGCAATTTCTTCAGCTTTTCTACTACCCTCATTCTTTGCTTCAGCAATTTTATTTTCTGCATTTTTTTTAGCATTTTCAAGTTTAGTTTCAATATTCCGAATATTGTTATTTTTAGACGCTAATTTACTTTCCAAATTTTCGATCTTTTTTTTTAGAGCATTGGTCCCGTTGGGCACATTGGACGCGTTGGGCACATTGGTCCCGTTGAGCATGTTGGGCTTGTTGGGCACGTTGAGCATGTTGGGCTTGTTGTTATTGAATGATTTACGTTCGGGTCCTTGAACGGGGCGATATGTATTTTTGTAATAGCCAACTCCATTAACATTTGTTTTGAAAACATACCCAGACTTTTCACCAGTAAACTTTTTAGCTGGAATAAAATCTGTGTCCCTTTTCTTACCGAAAAAACGGGACATAAATCCAGGTTTGTTATTGTCAACCGAATTGTTACGTTTAGAAGTAGCGCGTCTGTTACCACCTAGAAACTTTGGCGTTTCATTTCTTACGTACACACCATTCTTTGGAAATCTCGGTCCTTCAGAAATATTTCCACCACGATTAGTTTTACTTAAAAAATTTGGTTTCATGTTTAACTTGTTGGGTTGATTCCCATTGTTCTTGAACCCGTTGTTCTTGAACCCGTTGTTCTTGAACCCATTGTTATCGAATCCATTGTTTTTGAACCCATTGTTATTGAGTCCGTTGTTATTGAACCCATTGTTCAATAAGTTAGCGTTATTGTTCACTGCTGTGTTGTTCGCTGCTACGTTATTCGTTGCTACGTTGTTCACTGCTGTGTTGTTGAAATTCATGGGGGGTGAAGTCTTAGTCTGTCTTCTCGCAAACTTGACAGGTTCATGAATGTTCATGTAACGCAACCTCTTACCGATGGCATCTATGATTTGAATTTTCGTCAATTGTTCTAAACGTTTGATTCCAACTTTACTTGCAATCCTCTTGAGGTCGCTACGTTTTGATGACGAATCGAATAGAACATCATAGTCTCCGGGTTTCAGTGGTGACTTTTTATCAATCAAATAGGTTCGGTTTGAACTCATGATCAAAGGGGGGAGGGGTAACTTCCCATCCTGGATTTCGTCATACACTTGACACATTTCTTTTTTTGTTAGTGTAAGGTTGTCCCCTGTATTCAGCTTAATCAGCCTTCGAAGGGTTTCCATATCCGCGTCTGGATCACACGCGTCTATCATATATCTTAAACTAACAAAAAAGTATTCACTTCAAATATCCCATATTAAATAATCTAATTTTCTCTTCATAGGTCATACTAAAATTAAAAATATCTGTATCTCCCACGTTTACTTCTACAACTTCTATAGACTTATCGTATTCAGTTCTATTTGATAATGTGGATAAAATCAGGGCTTCTATGAATTCTTTTGGATTGGATATATTTTCTTTAAAAATTTTATTTAATTTAATCTTAATACAAGTAATTTCATGGGGTTTTTTATCTAAAAATGGTGCGAGTGGGTATTGTTCCATCGTTCCACCATCAATGTACGTATTTCCACCATACGTACCACATGCGAATATGACTGGCACTGCCATACTCATACACACCGCGTCTATAACCTTCATATCTGGGTGGGTATCTTTAGAGAAGTACACCGTTTCAGATGTGTTTAAACAAAACGCTGAAATATATATTTTCATATCTAATTCATTGAATGTTGGGTCACGTCCACATATTTCCACCAACTTTTTCCTGATTGGGGTTATATCGACAAATCCAAATTTACTATAGAATGAGGTAATCCGTATTTTCATCAATTGTGAAACATCTAGGGACAAAGATATTTTCAGAATTTCATCTACGGACATCCCCACCGCCAAGAATAGAGCGATGATTGAACCCGCCGACGATCCAGAAATTTCTTTGACGTCGACAAGATTACTTTCTCTCGCCTTTAGAGCTCCTATAAGTGAATAAATTCCCATAGAAGCGGGTGCCAAGACGAGGTACTTCATCCTCTTATCTAGTAGAATTGAGGAAATTGACGACGCAAAATCGCGAACACGAGGGCGAACACCACCGCGTGGGTAAGAGCGGCTGGGAGGCTGGTCTGACCAGAGCGGACGACGCCACCAGACCCTGGTGGAAGGGTGAGGAGGAGACCTGGGCTGAGAGCCAAGAAGAGCGCGGTGGTCACGAGGAGGTCGGTCTTGGTGAGGACGAGACCCATAGCCTTGGCGATGAGACTGTAGACGAGGAAGAACACGAGCGCGTGGAAAAACACAGCCATTTGGTTGGTCTTCCCGTTCTTGAAAGCGATCTTTTTGCCGTCTGTGGTGAGAAGAACACCTGGGCTGAGCGCCAAAAAAAGAGCGGCGGGGATGGCAACTTTTTGAGATGTGAGGTCTGGGAGCATTTAATATACACGGATACTATTTTTTGCAAAGTCCATGAAATCGTATACATTTGCACCCCTGAACATTTCCTCATAGAGTCCATTTTCCATCACACTTCGTCTGAGGTTTCTCCAAATGTGACTAAGACGTTCTTCAAACCATATGGTCTGTTCCTGGTATTCCCAGGTCACCCGCGTCATAGTACCGTCGTGTTCCGTAAAACAAAATTCTACAAAGTCCCAGTAGTCCCCTGAGTAGGTGATACTGGCGTCTTCGAGTAAGGTTCTGGTCATATTCCAGAACATTGTGAGTTCATCTGAGTATTCGACTTCCCAGTCATGCATATTCAGAGGAGTGTCATCGTTAAATTCTTCGTCATCACTGGCATATGATTCTAGGCCAGTGGTTGCTTCGTATACATATTGGCTCCAAACCATTTGTACTACTTATCTTCCTTTTCAGGTTTTTCCTTTATACCAGTTAATGAGATTGTGGTAGATTCTTTTACTTTTAATCCATCCTGGATGGCATTTAGGGCTCCTTCGACCTTTGCTTCGTCTCCTGCAAAAAACTTCAAAAGTCCATCCTTGATTGCATCCTTACTCATACCAGATTTCCTGACACTTTTACGGATACTGATTTTACCCTTTCTGAGGTTAATGGTATCAATACCCTGACCAACCATATGCTTCTTCACAGCCTCTTTGAGGCGCTTCTCCTCCTGGTTTAGAATCTTGATATCAGCTTTTGCTTCTGAAAGTTGTTTTGTAAGGTCGACGAGCTTTGAAACGCTCTCCGAAAGTTCATTAGGCACAGTGGTCATTATTATATACCTATGTCACTTAATCTTTAAGCGCACAAACCACGCTGCATTGTGTCTGGTACAATTGTAGAGTTGTTCCAAACGAAGGGGTCCTTGGGGTTGGGGGGATCCGCGCGAATCTGTTGGTTCGCGTTGCGGAGGTTACCACCCACAGTCTCTGGGAAACCAACCTGTTGACGGGGCTCGAGGAAGTTCTGACCCTTGAGGATGTCCTCTGGGGCAAATTGGCCAAAGTCCTCATCAGAGGCAACTTCGCGGGGGAGGAGGGAGGACGCGAGCCCTGTACCCTTGTTCATGCCAACGTTACCGGCCTCACCTGGAGCCGCCGATGGTCCAGCACCTGGGAAGGCGGCATATTCCTTGATGCTGTAGTCAGATTTGTCCATGCAGTTGAATAGGAAGTACACTACAACCATGACGGCCACGATCATCACAAGTTGTTGAACACGGGCGTTCTTCATTGTCTTTTATATATCTTTATATTATTTTTTTTAATCGACAAATGCATATCCCTCTGGGTATGTATCCGTGATCGGGTCATCGTGAACCCTGATCTGAACAACATTCCAAGATGGACCGAAATTTTTCTTGGCGAACCAAAGTCCAGAGAACTCGAGGATAACATCACACATTTTACCTGGTTGTACAGATTCAATGTCAATACACTCCTGTTTAGAATCATATACCCTGGTGACATCGAGGGGGTCGCCTGTGATTTCCTGACTGAGGTGGCTGGAGGTATACGCCGACGTGATTACATTATCTGATAGTTTTCGGTTAAACCAAGTCTCACAATTCTCGACAGCTGCCACGAGGTTGCCTGTGTCAACTTCTTGGATCTTGTTCATATTAACGTTAGAGGAGAGATCGAAAACAAACTCCCCTGATACATCTACAACCTTAACACCATTGACTTGCACGAGGCACTTACGCTTTTCATCAGTCAATGCCTTGACAAAGTAGAGACCATCATCGCCTTTTACTGGGGGATTGTATAACATGTTATACCTGGATTATGTCTCATTTCTTTAAACCGATGAAGGGTATAGCTGCAGCTCCCCTGAGAACTGAATTTGGAACCCAGTTATTTCTACGAGCCTTATACCCGTACAGAGTTTTCGACGTGTTTATATTTTTGGGAATTTTTAGAGCCTGCTCTGTACGAAGTTTGAATTCATTCTTCACATACGCATTTCTATTGTTCGTTTTCCACGTGAGTGAATTCAGATTGAATCTTTTATTTCCATTTGTATTTTGATATCCCTCAACTTTTGTGTTTTTGACTACAGGTTTTAGTCCGTGTACGAGTTGTTTGGATAAACGTTCATCTGATGGTTTCGTAGTGAAATATGCATACCTCGCTGGGTTAATCTTGGTGGCCTTGGTGACAGAGACGTGTCCGATGGGTGGGGTCCGTTGTGTTTTTTTGACAATCTTTCTCTTAACCCTCCCGAAGATCTCGTCAATTGAGTTACCCCCTTTGATACTTTTATCAACCATCTGTGCTAGTTTTACGAGACGCTGTCGGTCCCTCTCCTTCTTTTCGGGACGAAGTTTGAGTCTATGCATGAGGTAGATATCCTCAATTAAAAAGTCTCTACCCGCTATAAAGACATTTTTGTTCACTATAAGTTTATTTGTGACTACATTTCGGTATGTTATACCTTTACGCTTCGTTAGAGCAACCTCATATCCAAACTCTTGGGGTCTCATCAATGGAATGTCTAGGATTCCACCAACATTGAAATCTTCAACACGACCAGACTTTGGTGAATACAAACGTATATTGAGGTCAAGTGCGAACAATTCCACATCGATGAATATGTCACCTTTTGAGGGTATGTTACCTTTTTGGGTTTTCTTCTTCTTGATGAGTGTATACCTCCTAGTGACATAGGGACCAGACTGTTTGAACCCAATACCAGCGAATTTGAAAATCTTGGGATTCTTCTTATTCATCGCGATGATACGATTCTTTACACGCATGTTGAGATTTTTCGCGATTTGCCCCAATGTATTCCACAAGATAAGTTTGACTGCTTGAAGTTTTCCAAAGTATTTGGAGTTCATCTGCATACGGGGAACAAACTTAGCATCGATATCACTGGTGACAATGCGGTCCTCATAGGGTACATACATGTTAAATGCTTCACCGCCACTAATGATGAGGTCCCCCATGGTTTTCACAACTCTGTTAATTTCACTTACAGTTTCCAAAATGATATCTCGAATGGAATCAGTGATCACAACATACGCAATTTTCTCAAGATCTTTGTTTGGATATTTGGTATGTAAACGCGCCCTGAATTTTCCCAAATCTCTTTGTTCGTTTCTCTCGTAGTACTTTTTCAACTTGACATCCTTGAACAGAAGATTTTCATCTATATATTTGGAGATGGTCGTCTCTGGGTAAATCTTATCATCCATTAATATAGAGATATATAAAAAAATATTGACTTAAAGATTTCACCTGTAAGAAAGATATAATGTCTCTCGAAACCATTCAAACTGAACTCGCCGCTCTCCGCAACGACATCAAGACTCTCACCAAGCTCGTCCGCAAGGTCAAGAACACCCAAGAGGACCCGGATGGTGAGAAGGCCAAGAAGCGGTCCGAGAACAACGGCTTCAACCGCAAACAAGAAATTACACCTAAGTTGAGGGAGTTCCTGGCTCTCCCAGAAGGCGAGCTCATCTCTCGTTCTGAGGTGACCAAGTTTATCAACAAGTACATCATCGATAAGGGGCTCAAGCATCCCGAGAACGGTCGTCAAATTATCCTTGACGATACACTCAAGGAGCTTCTTTCCCCACCAGCTGATACGCAAGTCACATACCTTAACCTCCAAAAGTTCCTTTCCCCTCACTACATCAAGAAGGAAAAGGCTTAAAAAAATAACACATCCTTATAGTAAGAATGTTTGTTGAAAAAACTCAAATCGAACAACTTGTTGGTACAAAGATCAAAAACCTTGATTTGTACCAAAAGGCTTTTACTCATAAATCTGCTCTAAAAGAATATGAACAATTTACTGAGTCTTTCGAGACTTTAGAATTCATTGGTGACTCTGTCCTAGGTTTCGTTATTACCAAGTTTCTTTTCGATAGGTACGAGAGTCGTCAGGAAGGTTTCCTCACGAAGGCTCGTACCAAGCTTGTTCGTGGTGAAACTCTGGCACACATCGCAAATCAACTAGGACTTCAGAACTTTATTATCATGGACGAGAAGGGGATGCGTAACGGGTGGAACAATAACCCAAAGATTCTCGAAGATGCCTTCGAAGCCCTCATCGGAGCCATCTATATGGACATTGGTCTTATCCATGCGAAGGAGTTTGTATTGAGAATATTTACGAACCCAGAAATTGTGGATTTGAATATCATTATGATTGACGATAACTTTAAGGATCACCTGATGAAGTACTGTCAGGTCAATAATATGGAACTTCCAGAGTACCGGGTGGTCGGTCAATACGAGGGTCTCTTCTACATAGACATCTACATTCAGAACGCGTGTATGAGTAGAGGTATTGCGAAGAGTAAAAAACAAGCTGAGCAGAATGCTGCTCGTATGTTTTTTCAGGTAACCCACGAGCTTAAGAAACAAGAGGAACTTAAAAGTAATAGCCCATAGATATTTAATATGCATCCCAATGTTAAAGCTGCCTTAGAACGAGAGTATGCGGCCCAGAAGTCTGAAGAATGGTTGGCTCTCCGCGGTAAGATGTTAACCGCCTCAGATGCCGCCACGGCCATAGGTAAAAATAAGTATGAAACACCCGATGCACTTCTCCTAAAGAAGTGTGGTCTCGGTGAGAAGTTCATGGGGAATGCAGCCACCAGGCATGGTGAGCTTTACGAAGATGAGGCAAGGATCCTCTACGAAGAGAGGCATGGGGAGGTTGTACACGAACTTGGTCTATGCCCTCACCCAGTTGAAGACTGGTTAGGTGGAAGTCCTGACGGTGTAACTGAATCTGGTAAGTTGGTGGAGATTAAGTGTCCACCCCAAAGAAAAATTATCCCTGGGGAGGTCCCCGAGCACTATATGCCTCAGCTTCAGTTGTGTATGGAGATCTTAGACCTGGAATCTGCCGACTTCATTCAATACAAACCAGCAGAGACTAATTGGCCGAGACCAGAGGAATTTGACGTTGTCAATGTTCCCCGTGACCGAGAGTGGTGGAAAACCTACCTCCCAGTGATGAGGGAATTTTGGGACAAAGTCCTGTACTTTAGAGAACACCTAGATGAACTTCCACAACCTAAGTTGAAGAAAACCCGGAAGAAAAAGGAACCTGAACCTCCACCTCCCTGTGAGATTGAACCACTTACTGACGAAGAACCCTACAATGACGATTGAAGAACAATATACACATGCTAAGAACACCCTGAATGGTCGGCTTTTCGCCCCATACCAACGCGAAGGTGTTCTCTGGATGCTTACAATGGAACAACAACCGTCGGGACCCAAGGGGGGATTTCTCTGTGATGAGATGGGACTCGGAAAGACGATCCAGTTGATCGCGACGATGTTGGGTAACCCCCAAGAACGTACACTCCTCATCGTGCCCAAGTCTATCATCACCCAGTGGGTTGAGGAGATTGCGAAGTTTGCACCGACCCTAACGGTTGGTGTTTTCGATGGACCTGACCGAAAGCTTGGGGATCACGATGTCACGATCGCACCCTATTCTTTATTGAGTGTGAAGGGTGGGAAGGCTGAGGCAGAGACCCCCCTCCACAGGGTTCAATGGGATCGGGTGGTGTTGGATGAGGCCCACGAAATTCGGAACAAGTCTTCAAAGATCTCCAAGAGTGTCTGTCGACTTCAATCTGGTATCAAGTGGATTGTCACTGGTACCCCAGTCTTCAACTCAATGGATGACTTTGTGACCCTCTGCCGATTCCTCGGTATCGATAAGTCCCTAGTGCAGGGGATGACTAAGAAGATCAAGGACATCTACATTCTCCGTCGCACGAAGGATGACCTGGCTAAGATCAACGAACGTCTCAGCCTCCCTCCGTGCTACTTTGAGAATGTGGAACTGGATATGTACCCAGACGAGAGGGATATGTATGAGTTTGTCTTCAAGGAGGCCCAAGATACGATCAAGGACACCTTCAAGGCGGCAACCAGTCTCAACTACAAGAACATGGTCATTTTGGAGTGCCTTCTCCGGGCGCGACAGTGCATGATCTGGCCCCAAATGTACCTGGATGGGGTTGCGAAGAAGAATGAGACTAAGCCTGAGCAGTGGGTTGGGCGTTCCCACAAGATGGAAACCCTCTTCGAGATGATTGGGGGGCACCCCCAAGAGAAGACTCTCATTTTCTGTCAGTTTGTGGGTGAAATGAACTACATCCAAAGTCAATTGGAATGCCCTACATTCAGGATAGATGGGTCCGTCTCCAAGGAGGACCGGTGCACCCAGTTGACTAATTTCAAGCGGGCACCACCTGGGTCGGTCTTCATCATCCAGATCAAGTCTGGTGGTCAAGGTCTCAACATTCAAGAGGCTACCAGGGTCTACATCATGGCTCCAGCTTGGAACCCCGCGACTGAGCTTCAGGCAATCGGTCGGTCTCACCGAACGGGTCAGACCCAAGCGGTCTACGTGAAGAAGATGATCTACAGGGAGACTGAGACATTTTTGAGTGTCGAAGAAGAGATGATGGCCCTCCAGGGTCACAAGTCCATAGTGTGTTCGGAGGTTTTGAACGATGAGAGGGTTAAAACCCAGATTCCTGTAAAGCGGGTAAACGACAAGATTTCAATCTTGGACATCAAGAAAATTTTCAGGGCGTAATATAAAGATGATTGGTTCCCGAGCCGAAGTTTTCCATGGCACTGCTGACATGACCGCTGGTGGTCTTGAAAAGAAAGACCTCAAGATGAAGGATGGCCGCATCGTCTCTAAGGCGGCGAGTGAGGCTGCGCTCAAGCGCATGAAGGATGAGGGTAAGAAGGCGATGGTTAAGGTCTTCAAGCCAGCGAAGAAGGGTTTCAAGCTCCAGCCCAAGGAGGGTACAGCGGCTTACAAGAAGCTCATCAAGAAAATGTAGATGTAAAGTAAGAATGACTCTCTCCAAGTGGGAAGATTCAGTGAAAATTGCTAAATTAAAGTTAGGCATAGACCCAAAGAGGTTTACCAGGGTACAGGGTAAACTTCTTAAGGAGGCTCAGAAAGTATATAGTATTTTGCTTTTGAATAAATCTAAATCTAAAGAATAAATTGAAATCCCTTCAAGTTTTGTGGCTCGTGAACGACGAGTTGGTAGGTTTTCCATGTGCACCCAAACTTCTTATTCAAGAAATACACGCTATTGAGTTCCACAATAGCCTGACCTGAATTCCTTGCGTACAGACCGTTTGTTGCTTCATCTTTTTTAGGGTTTTTTTCTGCATCATAGACATTTGGTTTAATATTTCCGTCAATATCTGTATCGATCTTTACTCTGAATTTTGGTTCTCTATCTGGAGACATTTTCACATTAGAGTTAAACATCGGAGCGAGTTCCTCCTTAGACATCTGACTTCCAAAGATTACTTCACTTTGTTCGACGACGGCGTCAATGATTTTATCTTCAAGTTTGCGAACACTCTCGTAGAATTTCTTCATGTAGCTGTCTTCCTCGTCATACCCCTTGATTGCGAAGTCGATGTTGTACTTAGTGGGTCCAACCTCGGGGGTGAAACCGGAGACCCCGAATGGCATATACATCCGAGGGAATTGGACACGAAGGGGTGTACCTTGTTTGGTGGTTAGAACAATCTTTCTATTATTGAATTCATTAATTTGGAGGTTATCGATTGCCTTGTCCATGTCTTTCTAAATGATTATAGGTTCAAAACTTTAAGCCGAACACGCCACACAATCTGGTTCTAGGCTAAACTGGATTGGTCGAGCTTTTGCCTTTGATCGTAGGTAGTACATACCAGTCTTTAGTCCGGATTTCCATGCGTACATGTGCATTGAGGAGAGTTTGGACATCGTGGGACTCTCCATGAAGAGATTCATGGATTGGGATTGGTCGATGTATCGTCCTCTGTCGGCTGCCATGTCGATGATACACTTTTGGCTAATTTCCCACACAGTTTTGTAAAGATCCTTAATTTCCTTGGGGATGTCTACAATATTTTGGATTGAGCCCCCAGCCTTAACCATGAGATCCTTCATCTCCTTGGACCACAGACCGGCCTCCTTGAGGTGGTTGACTAGGTGCTTGTTGACCACGACGAACTCCCCGGCTAAGGTACGCCTCAGGTAAATGTTTGTGGTGTAGGGTTCGAAGCATTCATTATTCCCTAGAATTTGGGCCGTCGAGGCTGTGGGCATGGGAGCCATGAGGAGACTGTTCCGCAGTCCCTTAGTCTTCACACGCTCCCTCATAGCGGACCAGTCATACATACCACTCATCCTAACCCCACCCTCCCACATATCCTGTTGGAGAATACCTTGTGACGCCGGGGACCCCTGGAAGGTTTCGTAGGAACCATCAATTTCAGCCAATTCAGAGCTCGCCTCCAGGGCGGCGTGATACATGGTCTCGAAAATGTGTACATTCATGAGGCGGGATTCGTAGCAATCGAAGGGGAGACCACAGAGGATGAAAACGTCGGCGAGACCCTGTACACCTAAACCGATCGGGCGGTGCTTCATGTTTGAGTTCCTCGCAGTCTCCACTGGGTAAAAGTTGCGGTCTATGACCCTATTCAGGTTCTTCGTTACAGTTTTTGTGACTTCGTGGAGTTTCGCGTAGTCGAATGTCTTTGTCTCCCTGTTGACATATTTGGGGAGGGCGATGGAGGCCAGGTTACACACCGAAGTCTCATCTTTGTCGGTGTACTCTATAATCTCCGTACACAGATTGGAGCTCTTGATGACACCCAAATTCTTTTGGTTCGACTTAGAGTTGCACGCATCCTTGTAGAGCATGTAGGGGGTGCCAGTCTCTGTTTGGGATTTGAGAATCGCCTTCCACACCTCAGTGGCTGGGACTGTGGTGGTGGCGAGACCCTCCTCCTCATACTTGGTGTATAGAGCTTCAAACTCCTCACCATAGACGTTAGAGAGACCCTTAGCGGTATCGGGGCAGAAGAGGGACCAGTTCCCACCTTCCTCCACCCTCTTCATGAAAAGGTCGGGAATCCATAGCGCCGAGAATAGGTCCCGGCACCTCGCTTCATCATCACCCTGGTTTAGGCGAATCTCTAGGAAGTCTAGGATGTCGGCGTGCCATGGCTCTAGGTAGACGGCGATGGATCCCTTGCGGCGACCAGCTTGGTTCACGTAGCGCGCAGTGGCGTTGAAAACCCTGAGCATTGGGATGATACCATCGGACTGACCGTTGGTCCCTCTGATGCGAGATTTATTGGCCCTAATGTCATGGATATGCATCCCGATACCCCCAGCCCATTTGGAAATTTGCGCACACTCGGTTAGGGTTCCGTAGATGCCATCGATGGAATCCGCCTTATTGGCGATAAGGAAGCACGAGGACATTTGTGGGCGGGGTGTCCCGGAATTGAAGAGTGTGGGGGTGGCGTGAATGAAGTAGCCTTGGGACATTTTGTCGTAGGTCTCTAGAACAGCGGGGACATCGGTACCATGAATACCAATAGAGACCCTCATAAACATATATTGGGGGGTTTCGATGAGTTTCCCCTCTAGGCGTTGGAGGTAGCTCTTCTCTAGGGTCTTGATACCAAAGTACCCAAAGTCAAAGTCCCTCTCGGTCTTGATATCATCTTTGACCTTTAGGGCAACGTCTACAACTTCCTCTGTAACAATCCCAGCCTTCTGGAGTTTCTTCATGGCGATGTGAAAGTTGTTTGGACAAACCTTCTGGATATTGCTCGCGATAATCCGGGTGGCCAATGTTTCATAATCTGGATCTGAGGTGATCATACCAACGCAGATTTCAGCAGAGAGAATGTCAATCTCTTGGGTGGTAATGCCATCGTAGAGGGACGAGAACACCTGTTGCGCAACTTTTGTGGAATCACAGGTTTCGGAAAGTTCGTACGTTAAGTTCTTGATCCTATTGGTGATGCTATCAAATTTCATATCCTCAATACGACCTGAGCGTTTAGTGACCCTCATATACTTTTTATTCCACTTTTATTTTTAACTTACTTCCCACACTCGAGATCTTTGCTCCGGACGGGGACTGGTCCGGCAACTTCCATTTTACGGTTAGGTTGGAGGAGGTAGGTGTTCACGAAGAATGGTCCAGTCTCCCCAGCCTTGGCTACTGGGGCATACGAGCCAACGAAACAGGCTGGGGGTTCACATGGAATTTTCTCGACATTTTGGGGTTTGTTGGCGTAGACTTCATTGAAGTCAGCGTAGTCTAACATTTAGTATCTACGGATAATTTTTTTTCGGGTGTTATATTAAATGGGGATTCTCGAATCCATCAAGCAATGTGAGACTCCACTGAATACTCTATTCTTTTCGGATTTCAATAGAAATATTCTCCAGCGTGGGATTCGCCAGGCGTTCAAAAACAAGACTGGCATTTCTATCGATTACCAAAACCCCGATGACCTGTATGGTATCATGAGGGTCGTTTTCATAAACAACTCAGGGGATCACCACACCAAGGTGAAGGAACAGGTTAAGGCCATGAACATGCGGGTCATCGATATGGCGATATCCCAAATTCAAACTGGTGTTTCTCAATACATTGCGTATGCTAATGATATTGATACTATTAGTATGCCCCTAGATCAACCACTAAACACGAGTACAGTTGGGAAAAAAATAGATTTCAATAACAAAATTGGAATCAATTAAAGATTGGAGCCTCAAGTATGATAAGTGATGAGTCTCAACTACTATAAAATAGAAACTGAAAAAGTATGTAAATCGAAGGGCTGGGATCGGGCAGCCATTGATACTGTATGGCTTCTTCTCACAGAAGAGGTTGGAGAATTAGCGTCAGCTATTCGTCAGCACAAAAAGGTCTTCAAGAAGATGAATTTGAAAAAGGAGAGGGGAACAGATGTCATGATGGAGATGGGGGATGTGTTTAGTTACCTGTTTCAATTAGCCCATATGCTAAACGTAGACCTTGATGAAATGTGGAATGAACACAAACATAAAATGACAGACAAAAAATATAATCTGAAGTAATACTAATAATGAGTGAGTTTATGCTCAGTGACCAAGATACAATTGACGACGTGAACCCATTTGTCTCTCGCGATTTCTCCCTTCCAGGAGGTGTGAGACAGACAGGTGATTTTGAAGATTTTCAGGAAGTTCGCCCAGTTAAAAAGGTTGAGGCATCGGGCAGTGTTTTTTGTGAATACGGTCTGTGTAGTACTGAGAAGGAGGGTGATTCTCGAGTCACCGTCGATAATATCCACCCCCGTAGGAACATAGATTGTGGGGTTGCACCCAAGAAAATCAAGAGTGCTCCCATTATCAGTGTCGGTGAACCTACCGCGCCAATGTTTGGTATGATTTTATGTATAATCATAATGGTGTATTTAGGTCTATTGTACGCAAAACGTTAAAGAAATATGACAGACGTGACATATTTGTACATCCCTGTATGATATCCTGTATGGATTCGTTACAGAATTTCTTCATGAACTCCACTTGCCAAGCACTCTCCTTATTTATACGGGGTGGTTGAAATGTAGGATCTAAAATTTTACTCGCATGTAGGAGGCGAAGATAGACGTTATCTACCCGCTCGTATACCAATGTATTTTCAAGTAGAACTTCACACATCCGCTGCCTCACCTCCAATGTTTTTTTCACCATGGCGTCGAGGAATTTTTCGTATTGAATAGATTGTGTGTTTGACTCTAAATATACCCAATCAGCGAGGGGCTCTGTGTTGATGTAATCTGTAAAAGTCGCATATCGCCCTACACTTCTAACATAGCGTTCGTATTCAATCTCAACGTATGAAAGATCAGACTCCACGTCATGAATATGTCGAGCAGACTTAAAAAAGGAGGTCATTTTGATTTAAAGACGCTTTGTTTCTTTAAACACCTAAGTGGGTCCTGTCTACGTGAAAAGTATGTACTCTTCAATCGCTAATAACAGTTTTTCCTACCTCCTCACTATAAATGATTTTCGAAATCAATTACCCGAGGAGTTTAAACCATCGTGGATAAAGATTACCACAATTACGATGGTCTCGAGCTTTGTCCAAGAAATTGACATCGACAGATTACGGACCACTTTTGAGAGGATTGGTTCCTACAAAATGAGGCGACAGGGATCCAAGACGGATGGATTTGAATGGAAATTGAAGCCAACTACATTTTACAATCAGGTCACACTTACCTACCATGATACATACAGTACGAAGTCTGTAAAGGTGTTCCCAAATGGAAGTATCCAAGTTGCGGGGTGTTGTGATCTCTTCGATTGTAAGCGCATCATCACCCAACTTATTTTCATTTTCAAAAACTTTTTGGGTATGACCAACACAGCTCCTGTGGAATCTTTCCGGGTTGTAATGATCAATTCAAACTTCAGTCTCAATTATAACATTAACCTGATGCAAGTTTCAGATTGGTTTGAGAGGTACAATGACATTTTTAAGGTGTCTTTTGAACCAGATAGATATTCAGCGGTTAAGATTAAGTTCAAACCAGCCCATGATATGAAGGAGATTACCTGCAGTATCTTCAGCACAGGGAAGATTATAATCACTGGGGCAGAGACCCTAAAGGAAATTGCATTTGGGTACAATATAATTAATCAGCACATCAACGAGAACCCCAGGATTAGGGTTTCTCGAACTACAGAGACGGATGTTTTTGATATATTTTTGGGGTACAGGTGTGACCCCTTTGTGAAGGTTTTGAAAGAGAGAGGTTTTGAATCATGGATGAAAACTATATCCAATAGACAAATTAATTTCTAGGTGTATTTTAATAAAAGATGTCTCAACGACTTGGCATGGCCGATGGTCGATGCTTCACCATAAACACGTCAGCCCAACTGTTCAACAACTACGTGATGAAACAGAACAACATTTCCTTCGAGGACAACTATTCGTACCGTCAGCTGCTCCAAAAGTCTGGACCAGAGATGCTCTCTAAGATCCAAGACGAACAGGGGAAGACCAACTGCAATGACTGCAATAAACCACTCGTCAACGCCTCCAAGATTTACTAACTGAGCTAAATTTGGTAAAAAACTTTACACCCGTACTATAGAATGTCAACATGTTCCATATGTCTAAATGAGGTCAAGTCGACTCGGGCAAATCCACCGACTCGATGCGGACATATGTTTCATTCCCACTGTCTACAGGAATGGAAAAATAAAGGTAAAAATACTTGTCCCGTATGTAGAAAAGTTTTTGATGCTTCGCAGTTTAAAATTACAGTCACAGTACAGAACAATCACACAGCAGTGTCAAATACTGTGTCATTGAATGAAAATACTACAATGGAGGTTGTGGATCTTTTCGATCTATCCTTCGATGGTGTCGAAAATTTGATGGATTTAGATAGCATTCTATCGGACCTTGGGATGAGTCTTTCCGACTTTGATGCCGGAATTCTTGACGCAGAATGAACTACAATACTTCTCATAGTTTAGACCTGGGTAGTTCCTAGAAGCTTTACGGGGATCTTTTATCATACCCCCATTGGCGTCAGTCAGAAGTGGACCCGTAGCCCAACCCCTCTTGTGACTGAATATATTAGCTTTG